GAGATGTTATAGATTTTATAATGTTACTTGGTAATGTTCTTGATATTGGAACACCATCAGATTCTACAGTTACAGATGCTAAAGCAAACTTTGTATCAACATCATCTGCATCAGGATTACAAATAAAAGGTGATGGCACAACTGATGGAACTTTACAATTAAACTGTTCTCAAAATTCTCATGGAATAAAACTAGCTTCACCAGCACACTCGGCTGGTCAATCATATAAATTAATTTTTCCAACAGGAAATGTAACTGCTGGTAAAGTTTTAAAAGTAGATTCTGTGTCAGGTTCAGGTACAACAGGAATAGGACAACTATCTTTTGGTGCGGCTGGTGGTATAACAATGGCTCAACAATGGCGATTAACTGCTAATTTTACAGGAAGCCAAGAACCAATAACATCAAATTTAGAAATAGCTGATACTTATGGATATGGAACTTTGGGTAGCAATATGACAGAAAGTTCAGGTATATTTTCTTTTCCATCTACAGGGTACTATCTTATTAGAACAGATCATACAATTAACAATCCTGGAAATTTTGAGAGAGTTGCGTCTATGAATGTTTTTACAACAACAGACGGATCAAATTATAACCAAGCAGTTCAATCATGTATTTCTGTAACACCTTCAGGCGGTGTAAATACAGTACAATCTGCTTCTTCTACTTTTATTTTTGATGTTACTAATACATCAACACATAAGGTTCAATTTCAAGTTAATGTAATTGCAACATCATCAACAGTAACTAGAGGTGATACAAATATGAATGAAACAACTTTTACATTTATAAGATTAGGAGATACATAAAATGAATGATCAAGATTGGTTAAACTTAGCATTAGCTTCCATGCACTCTGGTCAATGGTTTGGTTGGAAAAAAGAATGGACAGGGGAACATAGAATGTCTTATGAAAATATAATAGTACATGACAGTTCAATTACAAAACCAACAGAAGCAGAAGTAAATGCAAAGATACAAGACTTAAAAGATGCAGACACAGCAGCAGAAAATAAAAAAGCATCAGGTAAACAAAAGTTAAAAGATTTAGGTCTTGATGACGATGAAATAAAAGCATTGATGGGAGCATAATATGGCTCTACTCTTTGCTAAAAACAATTCCCTTTCAGCAGTAACAGCACTTCCAGCTTCTATATCAGGTGGGGGTCTTAATTTAATATCAACTCAAACTGCATCAAGTTCTGCTACAATAGATTTTACTTCAGGGATAGATTCTACTTATAAAGAATATATTTTTAAATATATTAATGTCCACCCATCATCGGATGGTCAAAATTTTCAAGTTAATTTTAGAGATGGAAGCACAGCTTATGATGCCACTAAAACGACTACAGTTTTTCTTGCAAATCATAACGAAGATGGTTCTGGTGCTGTTTTAGAATATAAAGCAAGTAATGATTTAGCACAATCTACAAGTTTTCAAAATCTTGCAGAATCGGTAGGAGCAGACAACGATCAAGGTGCAAGTGGACATTTGCATTTATTTGACCCATCATCAACAAGTTTTATAAAACATTTTCTTAGCACTACAAATAATTATGATTCAGGAAATAATGCTCAAGTATTTCATGTTTCTGGTTATATTAACACTTCAGTTGCAATCGATGCAGTACAGTTCAAATTTGATAGTGGAAATATAGATTCAGGAACAATAAAATTATATGGAGTTACCTAATGGCTTTTGGTTTAGTAAAACATAATAATAATTCTATATCAGCTATAACAAGTGCTGGACAATTAGCACAAGGTAAAATGACTTTGTTGCAAACGCAAACTGCTTCAAGTTCTGCGTCAATATCTTTTACATCAAATATTGATAGCACATATCCTATTTATTTATTTAAGATTATTAATATTCACCCAGCATCAGATAATGTTAATTTTCAAGTAAATTTTAGAGATGGTGGTTCAAGCTATGATGCTACTAAAACTACAACTTCTTTTGCGGCATACCATCAAGAAGATGGTGGCGATCAAAGTTTATTTTATTCAACATCAAGAGATTTAGCACAAAGCACAGGAGTTCAAAGATTAGTTGATAATATTGGTAATGCTAATGATGAATGTACGAGTGGGTATTTATTTTTATTCAATCCTTCATCAACGACTTTTGTAAAACATTTTATTTCTGAATTTAGTCAAACAACTCACCATGCTCAATGTTGGCGGCATAATGTTAATGGATATTGTAATGTTACTGCCGCAATAGATGGAGTTCAATACAGTATGTCAAGTGGCAACATAGATTCTGGCACTATAAAACTTTATGGAATAAAAGGTAGCTAATGAGTATTGTAAAATTAAATAATAGATCAGTAAAAGATATAACAGCTTTTGGTTCAATATCTTCTTTAGGTAGTCTTTCACATATTGCAACACAAACAGCTTCATCATCTGCGAGTGTAAGTTTTACATCAGGAATTGATAGCACTTTCAAAGAATATATTTTTTATTTTGTAAATATTCATGCGGCAACAGATAATAGTGAGTTTTCTTATGCTTTTAGTTCTGATGGTGGTTCTAGTTATACTTCTGTCCAAAAACAAACCACATATTTTAGAAGTTATCATTATGAAGATGGTAGTAGTGGTGCTGCATTAGATTATAGAACAGGACAAGATACAGCACTTGGAACAGGGAAACGACCATTATCAGAGGGTCAGGGAAATGCTAATGATGAAAGTTTATCAGGTTTTTTTCATTTATTTAACCCAAGTGATACAACATTTGTAAAACATTTTATTGCTCAAACAAATTTTACAGGAAGAACAGAATATACAATGGATTGTTACACAACTGGATATGCAAATTCTACTAGCGCAATAAATGCAGTTCAGTTCTCTATGGATTCAGGAAATATAGATAGTGGACAGATATTGCTATTCGGATTAAATTAACATAAAAAGGATATATTATGCCAAGATATAAATTAGTGAATGGAGAACGAATACAGCTTACTGCTGAAGAAGAAGCACAAAGAGATCAAGAAGAAGCTGATTGGGAAGCTGGTGCTTTTGATAGAGCTATGTCTAACTTACGACAAGATAGAAATAGAAAGTTAGCAGAAACAGATTTTTATGCTTTATCTGATGTAACAATGTCAGATGAAATGAAACAATACAGACAAGACCTTAGAGATATAACTGAGGGTCTATCAACAAAAGAAGAAGTAGAAGCAGTAGAATTTCCAACCAAACCATAAGGGGTTTCATGCAACTTTCAAAACATTTTAAATTAGAAGAATTTGAAAAATCAATGACAGCTACTCGTAAGGGTATTGAGAATAAAGCTGGGTCAGGTGAAATAAAAAACCTTACTGATCTTTGTTATGGGGTATTAGAACCTGTACGAGCAAAGTTTGATAAACCAATTACAATAACATCAGGGTATAGAAGTCCTGAGTTATGCGAAGCCATAGGTTCAAAAGCAACATCACAACATACAAAAGGAGAAGCGGCTGACTTTGAGATAGCTGGTGTTTCTAATTTACAAGTCGCACTATGGATTCAAAACAATACAGACTTTGACCAACTTATACTTGAATTTTGGAAAGAGGGTGAACCTAATAGTGGTTGGGTTCATTGTTCTTATAAAGAGGGTTCTAATAGAAAACAAGTTTTGACATACGATGGCAAATCATATACTAATGGATTACCTGATGCTAAATGGCGAGATGGTAAATTACAAAACTAGGAGTTAAAATGGCACTAACAAAGAAACAAAAGAAACTTCCAATGGCTTTACAAAAAGCTATACTGAAGAAACAAAAACAAACTAAAAAACCAAAAAGGAGAAAATAATATGCCTTATCATACAGGAAAAGGTTCTCATGGCGGAATGAAGAAGAAGAAGAAAAAAGCTAAGAAACCAAAAATGAATAGAAGAAAAAGATAATGGTTAAGGTTGCGTCTATTAAAAATATAATAAAAGACCTTACACCAAGACAACAAAAAGTGATGCGTAGCCATGCTCGACACCATACAATTAAACACATGAGAAGTATGGCTAGGCTAATGGGTGGGAGAAGAAAACTTAATTTTTCACAAGCACATCGAGTTGCTATGAGGACAATAGGGAAATGAGTGGATTTACAACAACAACAACTTTGGCTGAGATGATAAACAAAAGACCAATTAGGAAAAGAAGAAGAAATGTCAAAAAAAAGAAAAAGAAGAAAAGTACCAAAAGATAAAGAAACTGATTTACCTAAAAAGTATTTATCAGGTCTTAAAGGTGGTGCTAGATCACAAAGAGCAAGTTTGATTAAATCTATGTCTGATGCTTACAAAAGAGGACAAAAAATACCAAGATCAATGTTTAGGGCGAGGGCAAGAAGTGGCTATTAGAAGAAAACCTTTATCTGCAAGAGTAGTTTCTGTTTTGAGATCAAAAGCAAAAAACAGAAAAAACATAACTTTAGGTATGCTTAAAAAAGTATATCGTAGAGGACAAGGTGCATATTTATCATCAGGTTCAAGACCAAGAACTTCAATGGCTAGTTGGAGTATGGGTCGTGTAAATTCTTTTTTGCGTGGTAGTAGAAAACATGATACAGACCTAAGAAGAAAGCGAAAAAAATAACAATGAAAACAACTAAAGAAAAATTTGTAGAGATTGATGGTAGAATTAAATTAGTAAATCAAAAAATTGATTTGATAATTAAGAACCATCTACATCACATGAAAAAAGACATTGATAGAATTTTATATAGTCTTGGTGCAATCGGATTATTAGTTCTAGGTCAATTACTTTACTTACTCACCAAATAGTTGTATAGGTCTTATATGACCTATGACAAGATACTTTGTATTTCTGATTTACATATACCAGCACATCACCCTCAAAGTTTTGATTTTTTAAAAGCATTAAAGAAAAAAATTAAACCTGATTTAGTTGTAAATGGTGGAGATGAGTTAGATAAACACGCATTATCTTTTCACGATTCTGACCCTGATTTACCTAGTGCTGGAGATGAATTAAGAATTAGCAAAAAATATATATGGAAACTTAAAAAAATATTTCCTGATATGATATTATTACACTCTAATCATTCGTCATTAATTTATAGAAAAGCTTTGAAACATGGTATGCCTAGAGCATATTTAAGATCATATAATGATTTTTTAGAGGTAGATAAAAGATGGAAATGGGTTGATGATTTAAATGTAAAATTATCAGATGGTTCAGAGTGTTTCTTTACGCATGGAGTTTCGGCAGATGGTATTAAATTGGCGATGCAGTATGGAAAAAATGTTTGTCAGTTTCATTTTCACTCGAAGTTCAACATACAATTTTTTAGTAATCCTGATAATTTAGTTTGGTCTTTACAATGTGGTTGCTTAACAAAACAATCTTCATACAACTTCTTATACTCAAAAAACCATAGGTTGCGTTTTGTTATAGGCACAGGTGCTATAATAGGTGGACAACCAAGATTATACCCAATGATACTAGATAAGAATGGAAAGTGGATAGGAAAGATAGTATAGAACGAATATGGGGTCTAAATCGAACAAAGAGGGGTCAAATTTAAGCAAATCAGCTTTAGATAGGCAAGTGCAAGGTAATTACTATAAATCGCTTAAAATACAGCCCATAGAGTTTATTACAGCTAATAATCTTTCATTCTTTCAAGGAAATGTAATCAAATATGTTTGCAGATACAATAAAAAGAATGGAATAGAAGATTTAAAGAAGATAATTCATTATTGCGAATTACAAATAGAACTTATAAAAGAATAATATGTGGTTAGCTTTACTTAAGAATCCTTTAACAAAACTTGTTGCAGAAAAAACTATTGGTGCAGTTACACATAAACTTAAAAAAGATCAGATTGTAAGAGATAGAGAAATAGAAAATGCAAAAAATGTAGATATACAATCTTTAAAATCATCTGACAACTCGTTAAAAGATGAATGGTTAGTCATTGTTTTTAGTTTAATTTTTTTGGCTCATTTTGTGCCAAGCTTTCAAGATTCTATGGAAAGAGGTTGGCAAATATTAGGTTTTGCTAGTGATTACTTTTGGATAATAATACTTACAATAGTTGGTGGTTCTTTTGGTTCTTCATCAATAACAAAATTTATCAATAAAAAAAAATAATATCTATATCTCTTAAATAACTGTATTAATAATCTATGGTCAGAGATGCAGTTATTATAGATGTTGAATTTAGAATGGAGTCTGATTACGAACCTTATGGTCATTTTATAAATCTTAGGTTTGTAGATGAAAGTCCAACACTTGTAAAACTATCTTCTTTCATAAAACAATTATCAGCATTTGATGATGTAAAGCTTATAGATTACAATTATAATATTGAACCAATTACAGAAAACACCGACATTACAGATTTTGAAATAGTAAAGCACTAATGGCACAGAGCAGAATAACTTAAAAACTGCCCTGTACCGAGAGAGCCAACTCATAAACTCTCGCCTATGAGTCTATCTAAATGTAATGTATCTGTTTAAGGAGCAGCTTC